TATACTTTGGTCCTACTTCCTGTGCAACTACACTACTGGTCTTTAAATTAATAGGTTTATCTTGATAAAATACAGACCAAACAGCGTCAGACTCTAAAACTTGATCTGTTTTATACGATTTTTTATTTGTTATCTCTAATAAGACGTTCGGTTTAGGTCTACTCATTACATACGCTCCAAATGTGCGTATATATTTACCTGTTTTTCTAAAATCTACCGCCGTCCATTTTAACTTGTATTGTAGGAATATCTGTTGAAGACTGTCCTGCTAATCGTGTCATTACCGCTGCTAGACTATTTTGCAAGTCTGTAGCTTCTTTTATACTTAACGTTACCACTTTTTGATTAGTTTTTATGGCAATTTTAGTCTTATCTAGGAAGTCTTCTATAGGTATTGTGTTTAATTGCTTCATACCTTATTTAAACTATTTAATACAACCTTCATTTCTTGTGAAGTTTTAAATGGACCATGATATGGATTCCGTTCAAGGGTAATTAATTTTGGACAATAACTTCTTAGCCAGCCTTTCTGAAATTGTATAACATAGTAGCCAGCACAATATCTACTCTTACTTTTTAAGTTTTTTGTATATAGAGGTAATTTAGATTGTACATTATATACAGGATTATATGGTTTGGTTCGACAAGGATAGTTGTAAATTGTATGTGTAAGTGGTTCTATTTCAAACTTGTTATTTTTTTTATCAACTGTTGCTAGTTGATCAACAATTTCTTTGAAACTTTTAATTTCTACCATTTTACCTTTACGTAAGAATATGTATCCTTTTTTATTTTTAGCAATAGACCCAATCTTTTTACCATTGCCTTCTATAATCCACTCTTTATTAGGGATTAAAACTTTTGAAATTACTGCATTCACGCTATATACCTCGCATTTAATGGTTCTGCATAACTTTGCACTTGTTCGCTAATCTTGTTAAGGTCATATTCAGAGCATAGTTTGAGCAATCTTACTCCAACTTGTGGAATATTCTTTTCTGCTTGTGTAGCAGTCTCTATTGTTTCTTTAATTAACTCTTTAATATTATCTGGTTGTGCTGTTAAATCGCACAGTTGTACATTGCGATTGTAATCATCTAGTACACGATGTTCAACACCCTCGTGGTCAGACCAACGTTGCAACATGAGATTGTTCCACGAATATCCTTTGCTTACTCTATCTCCAAATGCTTCACGTAGACCAACTTTATTCTTTGTGCCTTTCTCACGTACCCCTGGATAAGCAGAAAAGATGTTGTCAGAGGTATCGCCACGCATACACTTCTCAAAGAGTAACCATGCTGGGTCTGGTGCGCCTTTTGGCAGATTAGTTTTTTTATCTTTAACAGGCTTACCCTTTTCGTCAAAGTATCCCTCGTGTGTAGTTGTAATTTGCATTACACCATTATATTGGCGAACATTGGGTGCAATAAGTTGTGCAAAATCTCCATCTGTTGAGATCACAATATGATTATCATTAGGATGACTTTGTATCCAACCAGCAATTAAATCATCTGCTTCTAATTGTGGATGTTGTAGTACTGTGCAATTAGTCTTGTTGGTAATGTAATCTTTAAACTGATCAAACGTTTCCCAAAACACACGATCTTCTTCTGCTTCTCTAGGACTTTGAGCAGCACGGGCTTCTGTGCGTTGACGTTTATAAGGAGCATACACATCTTTACGCCAGCTTCTGCCTTCCAAAAAGAAGATAACATGATCACCTTTAAAGTCACGCCATGCCTTACGAACACTACCTAATACAGTAGCAAGACTCATACCAATCTTATCATTAAGATCACCACGAGTAGCGTGTCTTGCACGGAAGAATGTATTTGCTGTATCTACAAGTATATATGTTTTGTTCATTAAGAAATTTCCGATCTACCGTCACCTAAATTATTAACATTAATATAACCACTACCCCGACGATCCATATTTACGCCTGACTCACTTCCAATATTTCTACATAGTTCTTGGAACCAAATATCAACAACCGCTTCGTCTGTTTCACCTTGATATCCTTCTGTTCTTAATTTTAACACAAAATACTCATTCCAGTCAAGTTCAAAGAATCCGTTACGAATATTATCTTTGTTAACATGAGTATCCATAACTGCTACCCACGGTTCTTTTTTTTCTGTAGCAATTTCTTTTGCTGTTTTTTGTTTCTTTGCTCGTGGAACTTTGGGTAAAATAACTGGCTCGTTTTTAACTTCGGGGGTTTCTACAACTACTGGTTTGTCTACAATGCCTAATAAATTTTTAATAAACTTTTTCATTTTTTTCTCTTTAGATTACGTATAGAAGCTACTTAAATATTGCGTAAATAATGGTTACTATTATTATACAAACAATTATAAGTATTTCAGTTTCTGTTTTAAATATAGGAGTAATAGGTCGATAATGTGATGTACAATGAGGACATCTTGTTGCAAGATAATCCATTTGATTCAAACAACTTGTACATGTTTTAGACATATGTATCCTTTAATTAAGTACCCCACTCATTTTTAAAGAGTGGAACTTGTAGTCGGTCACTGTACCTTAGTCCATGTTTCATTGCTAACAATGCTACATTACGATTGTTCATTGCATACACACTTTCAACACCGCCAACTGGCATTAGATACACATGACCTGTAAATCCTGCTGCACGATATTCGGCAATGGCACGTTCTGCATCAGTAAAGTCTTCTTCTGTGGCAATAACAAACTTCAAATATGCTGTACCATATTCTTCATACTCGTATACACGTTCGGGCTTGATAGCATCCTCCCAAGGCTCTCCGCTGCATGGCAGTTTGGCACTCACACTGAATGTAACGTCTCTATAGAAATCAACATCATCACAATGATATTTCCAGGTGTGCAAATATTGTTTAAATTCTGTTGTTAACTTCATTGTACCATTTGTTTCAAAGGTAATCTCTTTAAGACCCTTCATCTTAGGATGCTTTAACAAGTCTGGATATTGCTTCTGCCAGCCTAGCAATGGCTCGCCGCCTGTAATAACTAAATGTTCATCACGCCATTCACCATGTGGAAGTATTTCCATAATGCGTTCTACAATAGCGTCTGTAGTTAGTAATGGACTTAGATCTTTAAAGCGTGGATCCCAACTGGCATAACTATCACACCCTGTGCTAACTAGTGGTAGTTGTTTGTAATCGTTATACAAATGAACCACTTGTGCAATATCTTCAACTTCTGTACTCAGTTCGCCGCGTGGCATACCAAACCCTGCACATTTAAAGTTACATCCAAATGTACGTAAGAAAACAGACGGTACACCCATGTAACGTCCTTCACCTTGGATACTATAAAATAATTCTGCTATTTTAATCTTCGACATGTTCAACCTTTATAATTTTAAGATTAATTTTTTCCATCCAATCAAGGGTAGTTGATACAATGGTTTCTAATTGACTATATTTAGGTCGCCATTGAGTATCCAATATAAATTTATTTGGATCTGCAAATAACTCTTCTGGATCACCAAATCTTCTTGGTCCATATGTATAATCAACATCCAATCCTGTAGCAGCTTCAACTGCTTTTACTACTTCAAGATTGCTTATACCTTGACCTGTTCCTAGATTATATACTTTAAATGTACCGTGGGCAAGTGTTTTAGCAAACTCAGCAGATTTTAAATGGGCATCGGCAATATCTGATACATGTAAATAATCTCGAATACATGTTCCGTCTTTGGTTGAAAAGTCATTACCATTTATAATCAAAGGTGTTGTTTCTAATACACTTTGTATTACCCTTGGGACTAGATGAGTAGCATCCCAAACATTACCTAGCTCTCCGGCTGGGTCACAACCACAAGCATTAAAATATCTTAATGCAATACTTTTATATCCATGAGCATGTGAATGACTTTCGATAACATGTTCACACATTTTTTTACTATAACCGTATGGACTTATAGGTGTTCCTTGTGCAGATTCAACAATAGGAACAATACAATCATTACCATATGTTGCTGCACTACTGCTAAAGATTATTGTACCCTTCCATCCTAATTTTGAAAGATCATCTAACATTGTATTGGTCTTAGCAACATTATTATTGTAGTATTCACCTGGATTGTCAATGCTTGGACCAACTAGGCTAGTACCTGCACAATGTATAATTGTGTCTACATTGTTTATGTTAGCAGCCGTTGCGGTGATGTTTACAAAATCATCAATAATTAATTGATTAACAAATAATGCAGCATCGGGAATAGTCCATGTACGATCAATACCAATTACATAATAACCAGCTTGCTGAAAGGCCTTAGCGGTATGACTACCAATAAAGCCCATAGCACCTGTTATAATTACTCGTTTAATATTTTGATTCACGAGTATGTTTCCTGTAATCAGTACTCATACGCAACATATTATTACCGTTGCCTTGCAAGATATCAATAATGCGATCGATGGTACTATCATTATAGTCACTTATCTTTCCCATGTTCTTATGAGGCTCTTGTAGTAACCTACGCAACTTACCAATAGCATTATCAATGCTCCAAGGGATATACAAACGGTCAGGATCGTTAGCGAAAGTTTCAGGGAAACTACGATAAGCAGGATAGAGAACATTACATCCGAGAGCATCGGCCTCACTGACGGTGTTTGATACCCAGTCCTGTAACGCACAGTTAAATACAACCCGACTATCATTAACAATGTTGTAGTAGTCATTCTTTTCTAAATCCTGATAGATTTTTAATAGACCTTTAGTTTCTAAATCATATGTACGTGCCATATAGCTTTCACTATTTGATTTTAGTTTGCCGCCACTACATACACAAAATTCAACATCGGATTCTGGGTTTTCTTTGTGCCATTGTTCAATGAGGTCCATATAGAAATCAGGTTGTTTCTCCTGATCCCAACGTGCAGAAAATACCACACGATTCTTGCGTTCATTGAATGGCTTAATGCTTGTAACACGACCTTGTACTTCACTCTTGCCGAATGCTAATCCACTGATATTGTAGATTGGAGCCCGCCAACCTGCAATCTTCATGTGCATTACCATTTCTTCATTAGTAGCAAGTATACCATCTACAAACGAGTCCACCATCTTTTCATAATGACCCATGAACTCTTGCATATTCCACACATGAACAAAATCGTCAGGATCAATAGACTGGGCAAGACAGCGAACAAAAATACGAGGCCGGTGGCTGCTATCGATTTGCTTGAGGATATAAGGTAAGCTCTCGATACCGGGTTGAAACATGTCCTCAAAGTAGACAACATCTTCATTGTTTAATTCTCCTGCTTT